TGTGTGAACAACAAGCGATATCTCTTCGAGTAAAACTTGACCGACATCAGTATTCCTCATAACGACATAAATAATACCTACCAGAACGGACAGTGTTGCAATAGTATATGTGAGAGTTAGTAGCGTAGCTTTGGCTGTGCCAGTAAGCTGAACAACACATTCTCGAATAGTACCGTCCATGCCGCATTGCAGTTCTGGATCAAGGGCATAAATATTTTTGTTTGCCGGAATAATTCTCTTTGCTCTAACAACATTTCCCCTAAAAGTGTGACGTGCCACAACAAATCCGTCTTCATCTGGAACATCAAATCGTTTTTGAGTTGTGTACACTTTGGCAACATCTTTAAAGCGTAATGGTTCTAGAAGATAGTCTTCTTGGTATATTTCGTCATACTTCTCTATGCGTGATCTTGCAATGTCCCTCTGCGTGCATTTGAGACTAGAAGATTTCTTATATGCAAAGAAAAGACTTTTACGTTCGCGATCATCTAAAAGGAGAGTTTGTTCCATGTAAATCTTATCACAAATCTCCTCTCTTTCCCAGCCATCAGCAAACAACTCTTGGATCTCTGGAGAACGCATAACCTCAGCAAAAGCTTCCGCCCGCTGTGTTTTCATTTGTTCTCTTTCCGACTCTGTAAGTGCTTGCTGTGAAGCATATTGATGTATAAATGTTATTAAACGGTCATGAATGATGTGCAAATGACGAAAGAAGTGTCTCTTCCAAACGTCATCGTCATCACAATGGTAATAAAACCACTCTTTGTGTATAAACCTATAGTACCAACAATATTTATCTGCACTTGGCATTTCAATTGTCAGTAAAGGTTTAAAATATTTAACAACATCAGTTGGAGTCATGTGTTTTTCATTCACTTGACTCTTAATACATCCTTTAAGCCTACCGGCTGAGAATTTAAAAGTTTCAGGCTTGTGATCTTCTTCACTGAACCAAAAGAACTTATTCCTCATCTTTCCAATACGGAAGATTGGTTCAAAACCTTCCTGTGGACTCACTAAGTATTCATCCGCAAGAGGTGGAGCAGACAAACGAGCTTTATCCCAATTTCCATAAGGGTTTTCTGGTACTCTGCCTCTACGCACACAGTGCTCAATGGTCTCAGTCTTCTCAGAATATATGAGCACCAAAAAGTCACACAACATGTATCGTCCACGCTCAAGTATATTCCAATGGGAATGCATTACTTCATTTAATCTGCGCATAAGCTCCTGCAAATTACAATGGACTTTCTTGCCAATGTCCTTTGTCATAAACTGCTTATTCGACATATCCTTTGTTGGATCTACAACGAAGCGGTGTGTTAAAGTCAGTTGGTTAGTGAGAGTCTTGTGTATTGAGTTAAGTAGAGCTCGCACTGTTTCTTCTTCCATACCAATTAAAGTTTTGGGAACCTTGTGCCCTTTCCACTTAGGGTCAATAAAGAGCGGCTCAAATGGGGGATAATCTGTGTCAGGGTCTGGCTGTGTAGGTAATCCTCTGATCATTGCTTCTCTCATACGATCTAACTGTATTTGCTCCTTCTCAGTGAGAGATACAATTATCTCATTTGGCAAGGGTTTGTATTCCTTCTTCAAATTTTTCGTGACAATGTCATCTATCTCCTTAAGGGTAGATCGACCGAATTTGTTAACGCTCTTTTTAAGCATTATTTTGCTTTTGTCTTGTTTAGCAACTTTCTTTGCTGCTTGCTTATCTTTCTTACTCATGTGCAATTCATGCGGAGTAAGCTCTTCAACTGGAGCGATTTTATTCTCCTCTTCATCTTCAGCTTTAGCTTTAGATTTTTTACTGTTAGAATAGCGATGATGGGTTGTTGGGCCTGATCTCGCTACAGGTACTCCATCAAAGAATGTTGATTGAGTAGTGACCATAACCGATTCTTGTAATACTCTATCCTGTCCTTTTAATAGTTGGTCAGACGTAACAGGGAGAGACTGAGGCGTCACCTCAATACTTTTTATAGGTGGGTTTCGATTTGTTGTTGTCATGCTAAATAAATAATGGTGAAAATTTGTTGTTATCATGCTAAATAAGTAATAATGAAATCTCGTTAAATTCGCCTCAAAAAGTTAAATGGATATTACGCGTGCTATAACCTACAAAGTTCTTGGTTATGCTACGCAACCAGCGGTGTTTAAAATTCAGCTCCTCCTGTTCGGTAGGTTGTTTCGCGGACCGTTTAAGATATTAATCGATATTAAGAACAATGTTAATTATTGTAATTCCTCTTATCTAGTACTTACTTTATACTATGTGGGAATGTTAATAATAGTTAATTGTAATT